TTGGTCCTCCTAGCTTTCGGTGGCCTCGCCCGTCGCTCTAGCAGCGGCGGGCGAAGTCACTTAGACTTCGCTGTCACCTCGGACCCACAGAGCCACGGGCGGTAGGTTGTTCCCTGACACCAACATCCGGATGGGCTCTCCCTTGTTGAGCAGGTGCAGTTCCTCAGCCGTGGGCCGCCACTCTGACATGAACGCCGGGTAGACTTCCTCGCCGCTGGGAAGCTGCGATCGCACGATCCGAACAGCCGGTTCGAACAGAATGTCGCCGGTGGCTCCGACGCGGCGAACAGCCAGCGTGCCGCAATCAGCTTCGTCCCAGTCGGTCGGCTTACCCATCCGGATGTAGTGATCCGGTGCGTCCGGGTGCGGTCCAATGTCGGTTGCTTGCATGTCAGGTGTTCTCCTCATCATCGATCGGAATTTGGTCTTCGAAGGGACCGAACGATCCCATGTATTGCTTGGTCCACTTATCGCGATCCATGTCTCGCAACATATCGATGTATTCCTGAGGCCAGATGGAACGCGGTCTTGTGACCTCATCGTAAGCCTCGCGATATGCCTCTGGGAGAACCACAATCGGATTCTTGGTTGCGTCATTGACCGTCACGGTGAAGCCGGCCTTCATGAGCGCCCTGATCTCGTCGATTTGCCGGTTCTTTTCGGCTTCGGACATTTCTTTCATGATCCGCACCATATCCTCATAAAGAAATCTTGGGTTAGCACCCGGCGCTCTGGTGGTCGTATTACCGTAAAGCAACTGGCGGGTTGCTTCCAAATGACAGGCTTCCCGCATCGCCTGCATCTCGATGCTCAGACGGTTTGCGATCTTGAGGTCGTCTTCACTGAGTTCGTCCAGCAAGCCTTTGTCTAACCGGATGGTCGGGTAAACCCGATGGACCACTGAGTGGTCTCCCTCAGGGGCTCCCTTGTCGTATCCGAAAAACTCGTAACGGCCGGGGTCGCGCTGGACTGCAAAGTCCACACCAGATGGCAGCCAGTCAGCTACCTTGATCTCCATCCCATGGAAGAAGAACGAGTTGTCAGTTTTGGAATCAGTTGCAGGCATCCCAGTCCTCTACCAGAATGCCCGCCATAGTCAAGTCAGAATTGCGCTCAGCGCATGATCAGGTCGATCGCCTCGCGCTCGTTGATCTCTCCAGCGGCGTGGGCTTCCTCGATCTCCCGGTTGCGAAAGAACTTCTGGTCATCGAGACCCTGATAGGCGAGCGAACCATAAGCTGGGTCGATCTCATACCAGTAAGCGTCCCAGTCGGGCCCCTCCCCTGCCTTGTAGGCGCGTTCGACCTGACGGAGCAGTTTGTTAGCTCGCTCTTCCCCGCGCTTGTAGATACCTTCGTCGGAGAAGGTGTAGCCATGGGCGAGACGCCGGCCGGTGTCGGACTCCGCAACCACGTAATAGATCAGTCCCTCGATCGGGTATCCGGTCTCGTCCCGTCCTGTGTAAACGACATCGCTGCGAACGAAAAATTGCATTTCCATTGTCTGTCTCCTTGTTGACGAATCAGCGGTAGACTAACTCCACAAATTCGTCAACAAGTTTTTCCATCAAAGAGATAGCCACCCGTCGTCGTCAAGCACGTTCGGGTCTTCCAATGCCATCTCCACTCGTCCCAGCGTCTCCGCCCAGTCGTGGTGCATGGTGCCAAATCCCAGTGGGAAGGTATCACACTTCGGGACGACGTAATCGATCCAATCCCGGTCGCGCTCGATCTTGCCCTTGAAGCCGTGCTTCTTCTCCAGCGCCTTGAGGTCGCGGCGGTAGGGGCAGACGGTTGTGGATGCCTTGGGCTTGCGGGCGGTGCCGGGGATCGTGATGCGCCCGGTCGCGGTGAGTTCGAAAACGTTCTCGACACGCGCCCGGCGGTTTGCCCGCTTGTCTGTGATGGAGATGATGTCCTTGACGATGCCGCAGCAGAAGCGTCGGCCTGTTATGATCTGCCAGTGATTACCGGCGCTCACCAGAAAGACCCGGCCGGTTGTCCGGATGCTCTGAGAATCCTTGAGCCACTGCGTAAGGGTCGGTCGGGTCTCCGTGTAGCTGCCGATCACCCAGTTCGTTCCGGGTAGGCGCTTCTTCATGACCTTCGGCTCAGCGGGTTTGAACCAGATCGTCTTCATGGTGACACCACAGGCTTTGAAAGCCCGCTGCATCTGCCCACTGCTGGTCCCCTTGATGGAAGCCTTGCCACTTTGGGCCCGGAGGAGGCGGGCCGCCTCCCCCGTAGTCATTCCCGTAACGATCGAGAGAGCAGCAGGTCCGCAATAGCGGTTGCTGTCTCCCTTGGCGTTCTTAACCGGATGAATTTTCACAGACTTGTCTCCTGATTCGCTGTTATTGACGAATCAGCTTATAGGACAAATCTTCCGGTTTGTCAAATCGGCGTCAGTCGGGCTTGCGCCGTCCATCCGACTTGAAACGGTATCCTTCCCGGTTGCTTTCGCGGCGCTCGATGTCACGAACGGTCCGCTCGATCTCACGCTGCCGGCGAACCGAACGGTTGGAATAGGGGGTATCCCGCTCCACCTTGCGCTCAGCGCGATCAGAACGCTTGTCCGGGTCAGCGGCGGTTGCCGGTGCCGAGAAGCCGGCCGCAAGCGCACAGGCCGCCAGAATGGCATACAGGGGGTATTTGAACTTCATGTCGTCTCTCCTTCTTGGTTGAACTTACCAGCCGTAGTTTTCAGCACAGATCGGGCCCATCGCCCGGTCGATCGATTCATTGCGACTGAGCTTGCGGCCGCAGATCGAACAGGTGCCCGTCCGCTGACCGTATGCCTTGGCGGCTGCCTCGGGGTCCATGGCAACAGCGATGATCCGCTCCTGCTCTTCCGGGGTGCAAAGACGCGCCCGGACGAAGCGTCCGTCCACGATCTTGCCGAGATAGCGCCGCTCGCCGTCGGCGTCCTTCTCGATCGTCTTGACGTAGATTGCCCCGGCATTAGCACCGCTGCGAACCTTCGAGAAGATGAAAGAGTCGAGGCGCATCTTGGGATACTTGATGTCCCGCTGGATCGCCGAGGCGAAAGCCTTCTCGATCTTGTCGAGAGCCCCACCGGTGATGTCAGGCGCACGAGCCTTGATACGCTCGCGCTCTTCTTCCCGCTCGATGTCCTTTGCCATGCAACGACGCACGGCCGCAAGCTGACGCTCGGTCAGGAATCCATACTTCAAGATCGTCTGGACCATCTCGAAGGCGAAGTTAAAACCGCGCTTGGTGGCTTCGGTCATCCACTTCGTCTCGGGCTTGTGGTCGTCGAACCACATAGCAGCCTTCTCGGATGTCTCCTTGGCCTTGCGCTCGGCAGCCGTTACGCGCTGCTCAGCGGCCTTGGCCCGCTCTTCGGGCGAAGTCTTGAAGGTGACCTTACCAGTCCCCTTGCAGTGGAAGCAGGGACCTACCGGGCGACCAGCGTAGCTGATGAAGCGTCCAGAGCCCAGACACTTGGGGCAGGTTTCCTCGTAGACGAGGCCGCCCGGCTTAGGTTCCTGACGCGCCTGCGAAAGGTGGTTGAACACGAAATCAGCATCGGCCGACGGTTTGACCTCAAACGCGCCGAACAGATCGGTGAGATCGTCGTCGAGACGTTCGTCGTGTTCCGGGTTCTTACAGATGCTGCACATGGTGTGTCTCCGATTCGTTGTCTATGCGAATCGGTTTAGACACACCAAGCGCATTGGTCAACTACTTTTTCCATGAGTCGGCGAAGCCGACTCATCCATCAGTTCTTCCGCTTAGAGTTCTGACGATCAACCGCGTAGCTGGTGTTCATGATCCCAAGCTCAGGATTTCCTCGGTAGTGAGGCGGGACCAGAACCACCGAAACGTTCTTGTAACGTGAGTGAACGAGGAATCGAAGATGTGCCCGGACGAAATGCAAGCATCTTTCCGGACCATCCCCCTGACCCTGTGTGATCTTGAAATCGTGCTTGTCGATATTCAAACGCACTTCGTGGTGAGGGTGGTAGGGATATTTCCCCCTCTTTAGACGCCGGGCGTTAAGCCGCTCAACATCCGCTTTTCGTGTTCGAATCAGCTTGGGAGAGTTCATGAAAGCCAGAATCGTAAGCAACAACGGCTTCATTTCGTTCACGAAAGGGGCCATCCGTATCTGCTGTAAAATGGGATCACCACCACCGGCCGGGCCCGGTTCGAGGAGATCAAACAACTCGCGTGTTCTTTGATCGATACCCATCCGCTCGGCTTTTATTCGAGCCCACATTTGCAGGTCGCAAAAGCCCATTCCGTATTTTTGAAGGTCTATTACGACAGGGACAAATTGAATATCCTCACCATCCTTGTAATCGATCATAAACAAGGCATGACCTGACAAAACACTTTTGCCCTCACCATGGAAATATAGGCCAATGTCACAGCCATCCAAAGTGAACTCAAGCCAAGTATCATAATCAGGCCAGCAAGTGTATTGTGAAACCTGACGCATTTTTTCTTCATCGGCTGTTTCGAGCAGACCTAGAGCAGCTTCAACCACATCGTTATGAATGGAAACCATTCGGGTTCCTTCGAATAACGAATCAAGGAGATGAGCATCACTCAATTTTTCTTTCAGGCGATCAGCGAACATCACCAGCCTCCTTTTCCATCTGGCGCACGATCTGGCGCACACGTTCTGTGGTCAAGCCAACCGTGTCGGCGACTTCCTGCATCGTCATACCGTATTGGCAGTAAGTGAATACCCGCCGGTTGCGGGCTTCCAGATCGCGCCGCTTCGTGACGCCGCCTCGCCTATTATATTGACGCTTCTTGGGCGTGATGGATGCAGCAGTATGAGCCTGCCGGGCTGCTTGGGCTCTCAGGAGATTTCGTTCCTTCTCGTATTTCGAGCGGATCGATCCTTTGGTTGCAAGCAGTAGGTTCTCCACGGTCGGCCTCGACAGTGAGAACTCATTGATGATCGTGTCGATCGTGACGCCAATCATGCCATAGCGTTTGGCGATCTCGCTTCGCTTTTCGCGGGTGAGTTTGGTCCGGCGGGGTAGTCCTTCGTGGGATTCGAAAGCCAGTCGCTCGATGACGGCCGGTGGTGGGAACACCTGCGATTCCCGGACGAGTGGCTTGGGTGGTTCGGTCGAAGAAGCCAATTCATTAAGCAGCCATCGTAGGCGCTGTCTGGTGTTGCGTATGCCGTGGCCGAGTGATGCACCAGAGCATGGGTAGTGAAAGGATCGTTGCTGGCCGTTGTGGCTTATGACCACCTTGCGGTGGCCTCGACCATCTGTTCCGCGTTCGACAATTGAAGCGCCCGCGTCGTAAACGACGCGGGCGATCATTGCATCATATTCTCGTGCCTTGGCACCCACTGGGCTGTCTCCTTGATTTGCGATCAGGAAGATTTATCCGGATGGATTGGGC